AAAAATCGTAACAAATGAAAATAAAAATTTTAAGTTGTCTTTATTGTGAACAAGAAATGGAAGTTGTATCGTCAAAAAAAAGATTTTGTTCTGATAAATGTAGAGTTTATTTTAATAGAGAAAGTAAACATTATAATGGAGGATTTGTATATTGCCTTAGAAACCCTTTAGATGATAATAAGGTGTTTTATATTGGCAAGACTATTGGCTCTTTAACCAAGAGATTGAATGCACATAAAAACGATAAAAATAAAGATACTGAAAAGGGTAAAATTATTAAGTTAATTTTAAATGCGAAAAAGGATGTAATAATTGAAGAAATTGAATTTGTTGATGATATTTTAGCGTTAGATGAAAGGGAAAAATATTGGATAAAAAACTTTTCTGAAGATAAATTATCAAATATAAGCAACTACAAGAGATGCAAAAGTAATCCAATAGGAGTCAGATTTGACATTGAAATTTTTAATATAATTCAAAAAGAGCAGAATTTGACATCGGCGCAATCTGTATTGAATTATCTTATGGATAATTATGGTCCCAAAGAAATCAAAAGAGGAGCACCATTTAAAAATATGCCTCCTTACGACACAGATGCCCCAAAATTAGAGGTTAGTTCCAAATTGGAACAAATACCTATTGAAACCAAAAAAACTCCCCCAAATGGCTTAAAAGGGATAGATTTAGTTATTTGGAAGTCTGAGAATTGGAAATAAATTCGTAAATTAGCGTATGAAAAGTAAATTAAAAATGATGAAACGAGCTGATGGTTCGTATTCACCTCGTGGTTTATGGGACAATTTGAGAAAAAAAGCGGCAGAAAATAAAAAAACTGGTGCTAAACCTAAAGCTCCTACTCCTGAAATGTTAAAACAAGAAAAGAAGATTAAAGCACAAGAAAAAAAATAACTATGGCATCTGAAGCTTGGCAAAAAAAAGAAGGTAAAAACCCAGAAGGTGGTCTAAATCAAAAAGGTCGTGATTCATATAATCATGCTCATGGCGGTCATTTGAAAGCTCCTGTTAAATCTGGCGTTAATCCTCGTAGAGTTTCTTTTGCAGCTAGATTTGCTGGTATGCTTGGAGCTATGAAAAAACCAAATGGTGAACCAACAAGGAAAGCATTAGCATTAAAAGCTTGGGGTTTTGGTAGCGTTGAAGCTGCTAGAAAATTTGCAAATGCACATAAAAAATCGTAATTTAGCATAAATTTAATAATTATGGCATCTGTAGATAATAATTTTTCAGACTTTGTTGGGTATTTAAAAAGCTCGTTTGACCAATCTGTAGTTTGGCATCATCAAACAGACTCTTATCCAGTTCATAAAGCTTTAAATAAATTCTATGATGGTATATTAGATTTAATTGATGGGTTGGTGGAAAGCGTTAGTGGCGTTCATGGTCGTCCAAAAAATTACGAAATTGATGAACCTGTTAATTATAAAAATCCAGAACAAGTAATTAGTTATTTTAAATCTTGTTATGAGATGATACAAAAAGATAGAAAAGATATTTATGAAGAAACTTGGATTCAAAATCAAGTTGATGAAATAGCTGCATTGTTTGGAAGAACATTATATTTGCTTAGTCTTAAATAATATTTATTTTAATAAAGCTAAATCTTTTAGCAATCTTATTAAGGGTATCAAAAATCCTTCGGAAGTATTATTATCTCCTCCTTTCATTTTGAATTCATTATTTTTATAATATACTCTGCAAACTTTTTTTAAAGACTCGGTTGGCAATAAAATAGCAGCATCAAGTACATCCATTCTATATATCCAATAGTTAGCAGTAGTAGTAGCTAATCCACTTGGTTTATTTCTAGATTTATATTCAATATATAAATTACCGGTTTTATGAATAAGTCTATCACTTTTTACCTCAATAAGTTTTCCTTTATTAAATAAATCGTGAAGCCAATCTTCCGCCTTTTCTCCAAAGTTTAAATCGTGGCTAAAACTTGAAGAATATTTCATTATTTAATTTTTAACTTCGTTTTGTTCATTAAGAATTGCTTTACCTGCATCTGATAATGGTCTAGCAAATAATCTTAATTTTTTTCCGGTATTTGGACAAGCAAATGTAATACCTACATCTTGATAAGCTTTAATAATTAATTCTATGCCTCCAAATTCATCTGGACTTGCTCCAATAACATGAATATCATCATAATCAAATTGCATACAAAAATCACATCCTTCTGTAAATGGTTGTTTGTCTTGCGGAATATTTGGTTTTTCTTTTTTAGCTTTTGCCATTATTAAAGTTTTTATGTGTGTTTTCAATATCTTGTAAAAATAATCTTGCTTTTTCTACTTTTTGTTCAATTCGTAAAATATCATCTTCATTTCTACTAACGTCAAACATAAGTATTCTTTCATTCATGGCTATATCATCAAATTTCATGTTTAGTTCAAGTTTCATTGCTTCTTTTACAAACTCAGGGCTTTCTTCTGAAATTACGTCTAATTTTTTAAGTAAATAATACTTTTCTTGTTGTATAATATTATCTGGTGTATTTACAAGACAATAAGCAATGGTAGCTTTGGTTTTACCCGTAAGCCACATATATGACATCATTTGCCAATAATATAAATTATCAAGTTTATCTGGAATATTACCTAAGAATGTCCATAAATCATAGCTAGATTTTATATCAATAATACCATCATCAATAATATCTGGTAAACCTGTTATGTATTTATTTGAAAATCTTTCCGTATTTTTAACAAAAGGTTTCTTTAAGTACATAGACAATAAATCAATCGATTCTTGTTCTACTTCAATACCCTTTTTCATTTGCTTTGTTTGAATATCTCTTCTCCTATTATACTTTTCAGAAATATATACATCTAGCAAATGTTTTTGTGCAGTCTTAGAAAGTACACCAGCTTCTTTATCAGCTTTAGTTACAGGTTCACTCATTAAATATCCTACAGAGCTTGCTCTGATTAGTATTTCATTCCAATTCATAATTATAAAGATTTATATTTTGCGTTATATACTTCCAATACTTCTGGATTATTTTTAGCCATTAATTCCCAAGCTCTTAATTCTTCTTTAGTATTGCAAGCATTTATAAACTCTATTGTTTTTTCAGCTAAAGATTTTTTAGATTGAGAAGGAATAACTTCGTCTGGGACTTCTTGATAAAAGTCACCTAATTCTTTTAGTCTTGTTACATTTTGTTTATGATACTCTTCTACTAAATCTCTTGCAATATCTAATGCTTTGGTTGCAGATTCACCTTGGTTAATGGCAAATTCAACACCAATTTTTTCAGAAGAATAGTTTCCTAAATTAAATGTTCTTTGGTAAACAATAGTTTGTATGTGCATAGTATTTTATTTTATTCGGTTTACAATTGTTGCATTGTCAGTAGCTGTAATTTTAAATAGTTTGTTTTTATGAAGCTCTTTTTTCTTTAAATTTGAAACCATTACCATTACAGAAGTATATGGATTATCTAACCTAAGATGCTCACCTAGTTTTAAATCGGCTACTTTACTGGAAACCGAATCTGGGGAAATGTTTCTTGCCATTTTATTTATTTTAACCCCAAAATTAATTTAATTAATTTAATTAAAAAAATAAATTTAATTAAATATTTGTATATTTGCATTGCATAGACATAGTTTAAAGGTTTAAAAGGTTTCGCCCTTACGTTTTTACGTTGAGGGCCTTTTTTATGTTATAACATGTCACATATTTATATAAATTAGTGACGTTATTATGAATGAATATTCATAAAAATTCATGCAGATGTTACCAATTTGGTTACGTTACCAATATGGTTAAAGTTTGCTATTAGAGCACAAAAGTTGCCTTATTAGGTAACTTTGAGCCGGTAATGAGCGACAATTGGCTCATTTATGAGCTATAAAAAACCCCATGTCATTCTAAAACATGGGGCAGAAAACTCTACAAACTATGATAACCACCGTAAAAATACAAATTATTTTTCAATAAATTTCTTTTTTACCAAGTTTAACTTTGCCCTATATTCTAGGATTAAGCCTTTTAGCTCATCTTTTGTAGGTTTAGCTGTTTGTCTAGCTGTTTCTCTTAAGTAATCAACTACAGCATTATTTTCTTCGTGTAATTTATATTCAAATTCTTCTATATTCCCGGTTTTAAAGTAATTACATTCCATGCATTGTGGTCTACAATTTTGTTCCATCCATCTAGTTCTTAAATTTGACCTACCCATAAAATGACCGCACTGTATTTCTGCAATCGTATGTTTTTTACCACAAGTATAACATTCAACCATTCCTGTTTTATCTGCATATCTATTTCTAATGTATTGACTAAATACATGGTCAAGGTCTTGAACAAGATTCTGTAAACTTTCTGTATCATCTTCAAATTCTTCCATTCTTTTTTGTGTAGAATGTACAGTAGCGCATTGTTTGCACATTTTTTTTGAAAACCAATAATCAATATTGCCACAATTAACACAACGCTTTTTCTTTGTTATTATTGTACTATTGTATGCCATCTTTTTTTATTTTATTTCTTTCTTGATTTTTGATTACTGGTTTATCTAATTTTTCTTGACCTTTTTTACCAATGTATAACATCTGTATGTCAAAGTAAAAATCTTCTTTATCATCTTTAGTTAAGTCAGGATGATTTTTAATCCTGTGCATTATTTCATCTTCGGTTATCCATTTTTCCATTTATGAAGTTTATTTTTTATAAATTTAATTTACCAATGTATTTACCTTCTTTCCAAAATTCAATAACTAAATCTAATCTTTTAGCCATTTCATATATTAATTCTTTATTTATCATTTACAAATTTAATTAAATTAATTGAATTGCAAAATAATTTTAAAAAAAAGTTAAAAATATTTGTGTCAATTAAAAATTAGTATATATTTGTCGTCCAACAATTAAAACAAATTTATGGAAATCAAAACTGAATTTAGACTTCATGAAAGAATTAAAGAGTCTTTAGATGGTCGTACGCAAAGGTGGTTATCCCTTAATGCAAAAATACCAGAATCGGAATTGTCACGAAAGATGCAGGGTAAATTATTATTTACTGATGCAGAAATAACTCGTATTAACGAAGCTTTGAAAACCGATTTTATTAACGATTAAATAAATTCTAATGGCTCGCCCAATAAAGAATTACTGTGATTATTTTCCACACGATAGAGATATGCGAAACCATAGAAAGGTAAAAGCAATTCGTACCAAGTTTGGCATTATGGGTTATGCTATTTGGTCTATGACTTTAGAGTATTTAACTGGTATTGATGCTAATGTTTTAGAATATTCAGATGTAGAATTTGAATTAATGGCTGGTGATTTTGGAGTTTCTGCCACAGAAATACGGGACGTAGTGGATTACTGTATCAAATTGGAGATGTTATTCCTAAATAATGGCTTTATTAACTCAGAATCACTTGATGAAAGACTAATTCCAGTGTATGAAAAAAGAGGTCGCAGTAAGGATAATAGTAAGAAACAACAACGATTGAACGGTAAATTTGTTATTAGTAATACCGTATGCAACGGAGTTTCTGTGGCAGAAATGCCGCAAAGTAAAGTAAATAAAAGTAAAGTAAATAAAAAGATAGGATATAGGGATAACATTTTTTTGCTTGAAAAAGAACATGAAGAACTTTTGAAAGATTTTGGTAAAGAGGAAGTTGACAAAAGTTATGATTACCTTTCTTCGTATAAGCTTGAAAAGTCCTATAAAACAAAATCAGACTACCTAACTATCCGTAGATGGGTCGTAGATGCCATTAGGAAGCCAAATAAGACACTTTCTCCTAAGATTGATAATAAGTATCAAAACGAATTAGAAACCGCTAGAATCGCCTTTAAACCAATTTCTGAATAATGATAACAATTTTTAAAAACATCTTTTCTAAAGAACCAAATTACATTTCTGTTGAAGCTGCGTTAAAAAGAATACAAGATGGTAAAAGCAAAACAACTGTATTTGAAATTAGAAAAACAATTGACAAAGAAAAAGCAAATAAGATTAAACTTAACCTTCCTTCTGTTTGTTTTAGTGGTAAATTTGGACCTGATAGAACTGATGCTCAATTAATTACACATAGTGGGTATATAGTTTTAGATTTTGACAATGTATTTGAGCTTAGAGATAAGCAAAACGAGATAATTTCACATCCTTTTGTATATGCTTGTTGGATTAGTCCATCAGGTAATGGATTAAAAGCTTTGATAAAAGTAGCAAATGGAGCAAAGCATAGAGAACATTTCCAAGCTTTACAAGAAGTATTTCCAGAAATAGACAGAAGTGGAATAAA